AAGAAAGTATGCATAACAAATATGCATTTTTACTTTGCCTGAATTCCATTGCTATCACACTCCCATCNATTGATACTAAATTTTTTAACGAAGGAAATTGAAATGAAAAAAATTCAAATCGCATTACTNGCAGCAGGTGTAGTTGGCTTTTCGGCTGGTGCCCAAGCCCAATCTAAATTNGATGGATTCTATGGGCANGTTGGTGTTGGTTATGAAAGTATTCAGCCCAGCTTCTCCAATAGCAATGTAACGGTGTCTGGTGTGGGCACAGCGCCTATCGGAACATCCATTAGCAATGCCAACGGATTTGCAGGCGTAGTAACGCTCGGCTATATGACTACCGTTACAAAGGATTTTTTACTGGGTATTGGCGCCGAATACATGCCAATAGCAGGTCAAAAAGCAAATTACTCAGCAAGTGTTGGTGGCGTATCACTTGGCAATGGTGAATACCACAAAGAAAATTCTTACAACATCTTCATTTCACCAGCGATTGCTGTTGGTACTGATGGACTTGCCTATGCAAAAGTGGGCTATACAGGCGCATCAGTTAAAGACTCTTTTGCAGGCAGCTCAGCCACCACAAACTATACGGGCTATTCACTTGGCTTAGGCTATAAACAAATTATTCAAGGTGGTCTGTATGGCTTTGCAGAGGGCAATTACATGAGCTATGGAAACAAAACCAATAGCGCATCCAGCCAGTACGCGGGCTACACGATTACAGCAACAAACACCACAAGCGCGAACGCCTATAACTTACTGGTTGGTATCGGTTACAAGTTCTAAGACGTATCTCGGGAGGGGTTTTTCTCCTCCCTTTTCATTTTTTATTTAATTCGAGATACCAATCATGAAATCCTTTCTCCTTAGTGCGACGGCAGTATCTTTTGGCTTGCTCCTGTCGGCGTGTTACCCCACCTCATTAGCAGAGCAACAGCGTGATATGAATGCCGCTAAAGGCGAAGGGGACAATCTTTCCATTGCCAAGGTACAAAAAGAAATCAAAATTGGCATGAGCTCGGCTGATGTGGTTTTGGTCCTGGGTTCACCCAATATGGTGACTACGGATGATAGGCGCCGTGAATCCTGGGTATATGACAAGGTATCGACTGAAGGTTTAGTCAGTACTTCGATGGGTGCCTTTTTCTTTTCGCCGTCGGACGCTAAAGGCACGGTTAGCCGAACCCAAAAAACCTTGACGATTGTCATCAAGTTTGATGAAAAAGGCATGGTGCGTGACTTTGCCTACAACACCTCTAAATTTTAATTAAGTTATGTACGTGAAAAAAGCCATTGCCAGTATTTGCGCTATCAGTATTTTTTCTGGTTGCGCAAGCACCATTCCACCAGAAGCGCTGCAAATGCAGCCCGATACACTAGCCAATCGACAGCTCCAGTCCCGTAAGTACGACATCAAGACAGAAAAAGAGCTGTTAAGTGCGTCAGCGAGCGTGTTGCAAGACATGGGGTTTAATCTTGATGAATCTCAAACCTCACTAGGAGTGCTGGTAGCCTCCAAAAGTAGATCTGCTACCGATGGCGGTCAGATTGCCGGCGCAATAGTAATGGGCTTCTTATTTGGCGCGGCCGCCATGAGTTATGACAAAAATCAGAAAATCAGGGCTTCCTTAGTCACGAAGCCAGCCGTCACTAGCGATCCCATTAAGGTTGAGCTAACTAATAAAGCAGGCCAAACCATTAAGTTTGATCAGCCAGTAGAGGCATCCAAAGGGTTTATCGTGCGCGTGACCTTTCAGAGGCAAGTCTGGAATCAAAACGGCATCCTGACGAAAACCGAAGGGATTAATGACGCCGCCATTTACACAGAGTTTTACGACAAGCTATCTAAATCCGTTTTCTTGCAGGCACAAAATGTTGAATAAATCGAATTCCAATCCTACGCGCATTACTCTTGTGGCCATTGCCGCATCTACAATCCTAATTACTGGTTGCCAAACGATGCAGGAGAGGGTTTTAGACTCGTCCGCAGACAGCCAGACCTCCGTTCAGCTGCGCGCAATACAGTCACGCTCCTTTGATACTAGTGATAAGCAAAAGACCATGCGTACCGTCATTGCCACCCTCCAGGACTTGGGCTTTGTGGTGAATAAGGCGGATTTGGATTTGGGCTCTGTATCGGCAACCAAGCTGAGCGGCTATGCCTTGCGGATTACGGTTAATGTGCGCCCAGGCGCTTCTGGTAAAAACATGATTGTTCGAGCCAATGCCCAGTACAACATTACCCCGGTAACCGATCCTAAGCCGTATCAAGACTTCTTTGTATCACTGCAAAAATCGATGTTTCTAACCGCGAATAATGTAGATTAATAAACAAGTACTCCTACTATTATGATTCTATTTAAGGAAAATTTAAATAATCGCAATAGGATATGGAATCAGGCTTTTTAGATCGATTAGATCAGCAAGGTGGAACGGGTCACTAATTAGCCTACTCATCTATTTGGGTGGGTGTAGGTGAAACAGTGGTATTTCCGCTTTAGCTAGAGTATTTGCCAGCTGAGGTTGCTCAGATAGCAGATGCGGTCAAGGGAATCTCCAAATAAAAAAACCCGCCAAAGTGTGCTTCCAAGAGAGGCATGGCGAGTGTGTTACCTAAATTATACATGCATTTTTCAGCACAATCATCCCCTATATTGGTAATGTTTAAAGCCAAATGCTTGGGCATTAATAATCCAATTGCTACAGATTTTTAAAAATAAATCCAAGATAAGTTCAGATTTAGAGGACACTTATCCTATAAATGAGGGGTGCCAACTCAAGACTCCAAAGCCCTTCAACAAAAATGGATTGCCCGCATAGCGTATGCGCGTGCGCATTGGGATAGCTTTCATAAGCGGGTTAGACACAATCGACAAACCGTAGCAGGATTTAATTGGAGCGCTGACCCCACCGGAAAAGATTTTTACAGCCTAAGAGCAAACCTCATACATGGCACGATTTCAGCCGTGTTGCCTAATGTCTATGCGCGTAATCCTGAGATATCGACCAGCCCAACCCATGCTGGCGCAGACTTAAAACTCTTTTGCAAAACCCTAGATAAAGTCACTAATAGAGCCTTAGAGCGGGCACAGTTAAAAAACAGGGCTAAATCAACGGTCCGGGCAGCCTTAACTTGCAGTATTGGTATTTTGAAAGTCATGTACCAGCGTGACATTGCTCAAGATGCTTACATACAAGGCCGGATTAATGATGCTCAAGAAAACATCCTCGCAATTGACGGGTTGATAGCGGATTTGCAGGATGCCGAGCAGCGTAATCAGCATGAGGCTAAGCGAGCCGAACTCAAAGAGCTGATTCGATCGCTTCAGGAGGGCGCAGAGGTAGAGGCGGCGCAGGGCCTAGTCATTGATCGCGTGCTAACTGAGAATCTCTTAATAGATCCATCGATATGCGAGTTCTGGGATTATCTGGATGCCGATTGGATCTGCCAGATCATTCCCATGAAACGGGCGCAAGCAGAGGCGCTATACAAAAAGAACCTTTGTAATGCCAAGGTATATCAGCCAGGGCAAGCAGAATCGCCCCACCGAAAAACCCAGCGCTTGGCTTCCATGCATCTCAATGCCGGATCAGCGCCGGTGAGCGATGACCAGCAAATCGCCGTATTAGAAATATGGGATAGAACAACCCAGCGTATTTATACGATGGTAGAGGGGGTAGCAGACTGGCTACGCGAACCCTATGCCCCAGCCAGTGCAGGGGAGCGCTGGTATCCGTTCTTCTTATTGCCCTATCAGGTAGTAGATGGTCAATTTATAGGCCCCAGCTTAGTAGACCTTACAGAGCGCCTACAGGAGGAGCATAACGAAGCACGAGATCGATTTAACCAGCACCGGGACCTCTGCATACCGGGCTGGGTGGCTTCTAGCGACATCAATGAAAAAACCATCAAAAAGCACTCGGATTCTCGGTTTGGTGAGATCACCATCGTTGATACCGAAGGCAAGCCCCTCAACCAGGTGATTATTCCCAGAGGACATCCGAAGATCGACCCCATCGTATACGACACTAGTGCAGTACGTTATGACTGGGAGCAGGTAACTGGCCTACAAGATGCCGCAAGATCAACCGTAGTACGACCCAAAACCGCAACCGAGGCCAATATATTGCAGCGCGCACTCTCTGGGCGCGTATTTGAGTTTAAAGACCAAATTGAAGATTGGCTGCAAGACATCGCCCAATACAGTGCACAACTCTTGCTGCAGGAGCTAAGCAAAGAACAGGTAGAGCGCTGTATGGGGACGCCCATTATCAAAACCATCCTAGTTGATAACAAACCCGTGACCATCACAGAGAAAACCTACGATTGGCCAACCCTAACTAAAGAACGCATTTTTGACATGGTTGACCTCCGTATTCGGGCGGGAACAACAGGGGCGCCTGATGGCATAGAAGAGAAAGAAGGGTGGCTTAAGGTATTGCCAATGATTACAAATCTATCAATACAGATACAAAACCTACAAGCCAAGGGCATGGACTACGAGCATATCCGTAATCTCCTACAAGAGACACTCTTGCGGTATGACGACCGAATCGATTCCAATCTACTTCATTCCAAATATAGAGAGGCAGTCCGGCGATTACATCGATCCTAATTTAGGGGTCAATCTATTTTCAAGTGCGTATCAAAATCCAGTTTACAAGGGTGTTTTATCAAAATGGGAGCTGCAAAATGACTGAAGTGGTTGGGGGATTTAAATCTGAAGTATTAACCGATGGCGGAGTACATCAACGGGCCCGGGATCGAGAAGCCCGTAAGGAGCAATTGCGTATAGAAAAAGAAGCAGACCAAAAGCGGGCGGCAGAAAACAATCTTCAATTGCAAAAAATTCGTGAAGAAAATCGCATTCAGGCAGCCTTAAGAGCCGAAGCTAAAAAAGCGGCAGAGCTAGCGGCGCATACAAGCAAAAAAGAGAATATAGAGGTAGAGCCGCCTACAGAAATGAATGCGGTATCAAGCCCTACAAAGACAGCAGCATACAAAAAATAAGACAAGAGCCATTACTGCGCGTACATGTGCCCACTAAAAGAAATAGGGCGACCTGGCCCCAATTGGCGCGCAAGAGNCNTCCAAACGAGACNGAAANNNCCACGACTAAGCCTAACGCAGGGCGCGGTGCAGGTACCGTCATCGACGCCCCATAATTCCAGCGATAAAGCTGAAAAAGCCGTATTAAGCGAGGCAGCTTATAAGCTCGATTCTTTATTGCCGGAGCCGACAGAGCTGACNGTNGGGCAAGANCCGGAAGNGCCNCCNGTNGTNGAGACGGGCAAACGACTAATAGAGCGCTTGCTCAGCGGCGCCTCAAAGGTGCCCGAGAACTCGGAAACAGAAGATCCAGCAATGGAGGTTAAGTCTAAGCGGGGCTGTGAACGCATTCAGAAAATCATGCATGAAAAGCGCGANCTGGAAAAGCAGGTTGAGGATTTGCAAGTCACAGTAANGTCTTTACAAAATGANGTACGTAAGTATGAAATNGAAAACAAGTTNGTTGAAAACGTATTGCACAGTAAAGCTAAATCCAAAAGTAGTCCTGAGTTAATTATTCAGGCCAAAACGAAGATGATTGAATACCTTCAATCACGAGCCGATGAGATTGATCATGCAGCAAAAGTAAAGTGCTTTAATAAATACGTGACCGATCCCTTTTATATGCAAGTGTTTGTGCAAAATAATCAACCTGAGGACTGGCAATCTACGATAGAGTTCATTTATGACGCCATAGAGATGCCGGAGTCTGTAATAAAAAACTCCAGGGCAGCCATTCTGCATAGCGATCAACCCATCCGGGCGCGGACCGCAAGCTTAGGCCTGCCCTTAACCACCTCGGAAAATCCGATCGACCGAATTACCCAGCATTTAGGCAATATGGGGATTTAAATCAAGGGATATTGGCACGCGCATTTATTTAGCATACTGTTGCATTGCGTGTTGCCAATATGCCCCCCTAAGCCACAAGCTACCGGAATCTTCGAGATAAATTGATTTTGTTATTGGTTAAAAATTGACTTTGTTATTAGCGTAATGACTTGCAAGGATATGGCATCCAATTTGACCAATGACTCCAGCTTGAACTCTTTGGAACACTTCCTGCGTTGCACTATTTAACACCTCCAGTTCCATTTAACACCTTAACAAAGTGTCCTTGAAACCGGTTCATCTTATATGGGAATTTAAGGGTCTATTAGTAAGTCATGAGTGATTTTTCACACAAGCAGTTTCAAGGGCAACTTTTTACTTTTGAACACTTAAAGCCCATTACCTTGGGCCTTAATTTGGTAATCAATCGCGTGGATCAGGCTATCCAAATTTTCGTGACATTTGGATGCCATTGCTTTACAGAAGAGTTTGATTCAAACAAACATCGAGAAGAGCATGTCTATAGGCATCTAAGAGAGTTAAGAGCCTTTGATCCACTTCGTTACCAATGTTCAAAGCATTTGCCTATAGTGATGCAGACTTTGTTAAATGGACTTATTTACCGGTCAGATAAAAGTTACACCTATGTATCTCAGATTGTGATTGATTCGCCGAATGGACAACAGCCGTACTCCATATTTTTTAGCTTAGAAAGGATGGGAAGTGCCAACTCTGTAGATTTAAAACTGTATGTCAAAAGTGCCTATATCAGCCCTTTAAAGTCTGGTAAAAATGCCCAAAAATGGCGTTTTAAGCGCTTGGTGTGTGATGTGCTGGGGGTGTCTTGACAAAAGTTTTTCAGGGGGTAATAATTACCAAAAGACAGTTCGAGAGCGAGTGAGTATACGAACTAGCTGCCTAGTAATAGGTCCTGCAAGCCAGCAGGGGTAACAGAGCCTCGCAGCGAGATCCTAATACGATCTCAAGAAAAGGGCCTTCGGGCCCTTTTTCTTTGGTAAAAATCTTCCGACGCTGCCTGCAAAATCAAGGTCACCCCGCAGGGGTGGCGCAGCTTACCTTGATGTGCGAAGGCCAAAAAGACACTATTTCGATGGTTAAGGTGACAAAGAGGAGCCTTAACCATGAAAGCAAGCAGTGTCACGCTGCACACAGTCACTAGCCCAATAAAAATCCCACAAATATTCAGACCTCATCTATAGCTGCCCAATAATTATTACAAGTAGGCGGGGTTGTCATTCCTGATCTACTGCTTCATACCACCGCGTTAAAGCTAGGGTCGCGACTAGCAGCGTTGCAATGGATGGGTTCACGCGCCATCACTTGCTTATGAAGCTTACGAATTTACTAAACAGCTTCATAAATTTATAGGGGTGGCGCATGCCAATTTCAAATACAGACTTGCAGGAACTCGCTAAGGTTTCCTTAGATGAGTACTTGCGTAATCTGCCGGTGGACCAAATCGCAGTCGAGAGACCGTTTCTAAAGAAACTCATGGAAGGGCGCAAGAGCTTACTGGGGGCTAAACAGAACGTCGTTGAGAACATCCGTAAAGAGCATGGCAGTAACTTTAGCTGGGCCTTTGGGGAAGAAACAGTCAAGTTCAATAAACGCAATACGACCGAGCAGGCATCCTTTCCGTGGCGCAGGGCGGTAGATGGCCTCTACATAGATTACGACCGCCTCTTTAGCAATGGCATCAAGGTGCGGGAGGGTGGGGCTCGAGGATTCCAGCTCGAGCACAACGAGCGGGTACAACTAATTAATCTTTTAGATGAGCAACTGGAAGTATTACGAGAAGGCTTTTTAAATAAGCTCGATTTAGAACTGCACCGCGATGGCTCGCATGGGGCGGATGCCTTAGTCGGTTTAGATAGCTTAGTTAGCCTGGCACCCGATAGTGGCACGGTAGGCGGCATTGACCGAGCCAAGGCGGTGTATTGGCGTAACTACGCGGTTAAAGACATTGCCTCAACTGCATCTGGCAGCTTAGTAGGGGAGATGGAAACAGCCTGGCGCCAATGCATTAAGCACGGCGGTAGTCCGGATTTCATTATCGCTGGGGGTAAGTTCATTGATACCTACCGCAAGCAAGTGACCGTGACCCACATTGCCGGCTCAGGCGAGACTAAATACATCGATGCTGGGGTTGGGGCAGGCGTTAATACTGGCCTTGCCTTTAAAGGGGTCGAGATCATCTGGGATCCGCAGTTTGATGAACTCGACGCAATGGCCAATCGCACGGTGGAGTGGAGTAAACGCTGCTATTTTCTGAATACGCGTTTCATGAAGCTGCGTGACGACGACTTAGACATCGTAGCCCCCATACGGCCGCACGATACCTTGGCAATGTACGCCATGGTCAATCTGCGCTGCGCCTTATCCGTATCCCGTGCCAATGCCCATGCGGTATTGGCGATTCAGTAAGGAAAGGGGAAATCATGAAAACCAATCTAGCTAATCAAATCAGCCATCAGGATTTAAATCAAGGCCTAAAGCAGGAGTTAATACACAGTGATTTTCAGATCAGGGAAGTGGAAGCCGTCGTGCGCCGAGATGCCTTCACCACCATTCATGTGCATGTGCCGCCGTACGAGACCAATATTTTGCGTAATCTGTTTGGCCGGGAAAATGTTACGGTATTTGAACGGCCTAGTAAAACCACGATAACGCCTAGTCATGAGTACGACCGCCTATGTGCCAAGTACGGCCATGAAGTGGTTGCCAAAGTATTCGGTGAAGATGATGGTGATCGCCTGATGGAGATCGTTGATAGCCTCATGGCAGAAAAGCCAGAAGCAGCCACAAACTCAGAAGGACCAGAAAACGATAAGGCAATAGAAGCAGATGCTAAAGGAGGCAAGAAACGCTAGGAGCAGGGGAGACCACTGCCTACGGGTTTGTTTGGGTGCGGCTGCGGGTGTGGGATGGACTGAGGGCGTGTGGGCGCGCTACATGGCGCCCCACTGCCACCGTCCTGCCTGGCGGCCGTGGGGCGGTGGACTTTTAAACACAAGCACCTAATAAAAAAACCAACACCATGCTTCCAATCATTACCTCCCTAGTGCAAACCTTGGCCGTCAATGGCCTTGGCCTACTTGCGGGCGCAGTACAGGCCAAAGGAAAGGAATTCATTGAGAGCAAGATCGGAGTGCGTATTCCGGATAATCCGAGCCAAGAAGATCTGATTAAGCTAAAGCAGCTGGAAATTGAGCAAGAGCAGTTATTGCTGCAATACACCCTCAAACAAAAAGAGCTGGAGATAGAGGAATCAAAGCTCTTAGCAGAAATGCATAGAAACGCTCATGCCAATACAACCCAGCGCTGGCAATCGGATATGGGGAGTGATTCCAAACTATCCAAGAACATCCGGCCAGGAACGCTGGTTTACATCCTGACAGCCTATCTGCTCTTTGCAATTCTGTCAGCCCTGGGAATAGATATCAATGAGGCCTACGTCAAGTTATTAGGGGAGTGGGGTCAGCTCGTCATGCTGGCCTACTTTGGCGGCAGATCGGTTGAAAAGATCTTCGAGATGCGGATGGGTCAACGCTATAAATCAATGCAAGAGACAGAATGAGCAGCCTAGTTACAGAGCAAGCAGCGTTCTTACTTGATGTTAGCCGCCTCATTCAGTTTGCAACGGCAGAGGGATGGGTGATTACGGGTGGTGAGCTCTGGCGTAGCCCAGAACAACAAGAAATCTACTACAAAAGCGGTAGATCAAAAACCATGAACAGTAATCACCTCAGGCGCTGCGCCATAGACCTCAACTTTTTCTGGAGAGGCAAGTTAGTGTGGGAAAAGGAATTAATTAAAACGATCGGCGAATACTGGGAGAGCCTAAGCCCCAAAAACAGGTGGGGCGGGAATTTCAAAGGGTTTGTGGATGTGCCGCATTTTGAGAGAGTTTCCGTGGGTTGATAACAAGTTATTATGTAATTTATAAATTCATGAGGACTTACCCAGTGATTAATTTTGGAAAGCTTGGCAAATCTAAAATAGCATCTTTACCAGGTACTCTAGTAGAGCTATTTGAGCAATTGGATCGAAAAGCTACCCATCAAATACTGAGGCCTGTTCAGGCAGAGGCGCTTATAGCCCTAAATGAGCAATGTGATGATCGAGATGTCATTCTCAAGGTTAGCACGGGCTCCGGAAAGACATTGGTCGGCCTAGTTTATGGTGAGATGATAAGAAGAAGGTACCCAGGGGAGCCAGTCCTATACCTATGTCCAACAAATCAACTGGTAGAGCAGGTCTTAGCAACAGCTGGAAAGATAGGGATAACAGCAGAATCTTTTAAGGTTGGCCAGCATGTCTACCCAGGTTTTGAGGGCAAGTCTATCTTAGTATGTACTTACGAAAAACTATTCAATGCACGTAATATTTTTGATAGTAGAGGGCTAATTCCCTCTGGAATTATTCTTGATGATATCCATTCTGGAGTTGAGCGAGTTAGGAAAAAATATACCGTTTCAATACCAGGTGATGCCTACTCGCAAATAAGAGAAATCTTTCGAGAAATATGTGAGAACTGTGACCCCCATGTTTGGCGTGATATTCTTAATAATGACCCAACGGCTCGATTTGAGGTTCCGCATTGGCTATGGGTTCCGCAAATACCAACTGTTGAGAAAATAATTGATAGCTTTCGTGAAGATGATGAAATTTTATTTTCATTTCCAAATATCTCGAGATATTTAGAGCATGCTAGATTGTGTATATCCGGGGTAGGAGCTGAATTATCGATGTCTGTTCCTGCCACCGAGGAGAATATAGCATTTCATTCCGCGAAGCATCGTTTGTTTATGTCAGCAAGCATTAAGGATGGAGCGTTTTTAATTAAAGATTTAGGATGTGAAGAAACTGCATTGAACAAAATTATAGAGCCTGCTAGCGATAGAGGGGCTGGCGAGAGGATGATTCTTCCGGTCTCGTTAATTGATCCAAGTCTTCGTAAGAGCGATGTGGCTAGCCTGTGCTCTCAGCTCTCCAGTGTCACTAATGTGGTGGTCTTAACTAGTTCATTTGCTCAGGCTAAGGTCTGGACTGAGTTTGGTGCTGAAATTAAGAATGGATCAGAGATTGATGAAGCTGTAGATTGCCTGATTAACTCATCTTCTAAGAATTTTTTTGTATTCACTCAGCGTTTTGATGGTGTAGATTTACCAGATGATGCATGTAGGGTGCTAGTTGTTGACGGTGTGCCTGCGGGCGATAGAATTTGCGATCAAATCGATATTGAGCGGCAAAAAAATTCTTATGGAAGTAACATGAGAGTTATCAATCGATTGGAGCAGGCAATTGGTAGATCAGTCCGATCTAGTGCAGATTACTCGGCAGTTCTTTTGGTTGGAAGTGATTTAGGATCATTTATTGGGCGTAAGGACGTGAACGAGCTTCTTGAGTCTCATACTAGGGAGCAAATTGATTTAGGGAAAGCTCTTGCTGACCAGATTAAAGCTGTGAGCAAAAAACCAACCGATGCAATTATTGAGGCAATTAATGCATTGCTTGATAGGAATGAGGAGTGGAAAGAGGCATATAGAGAGCGCATGTCCTCTGTAGTTCAGTATAAAAGAGCTTCTAATCAACTAACTGAGGCAGAAAAGATTGCGATCGCCGAAAGAAAAGCTTGGATAAATAGCAAGGCAAGAAATCATCATGCCTCAGCAAGCATCTTCCAGGCTGCTATCGACTCGCTTCAGTTGCATGACTCCCAAAAGGCTGATTTGATGCAAAAAATGGCAAGCTCTTTATTCCATTTTGAAAAATCAAAGGCTGCTATGGTTTATAGGGCCGCATTTAATTTAAATAGCTTGCTTCCAAGGCCGCCTCAAATGCCTGACAGGAAGTATTCAAAGGCAAGTGAGCAGGCAATTGTCTTTCAAAATGTACTGCAAGCTTTTATAAATCCTAATGCCGCCATCTCAAGGGTATTGGAGATCAAGGCAAAGCTAGCTTATTCTGGAAGTGCGGAATTAGTTGAGCAGGGCTTGCAGGAGCTCGGTGATTTTTTGGGCGCCTCATCAAGTAGACCTGAGAAGGAAACTGGCAGGGGGCCTGATGTACTCTGGGTTTTCGATAACTCAACTTTTTGCATTGAGGCTAAAAGTGAAAAAATCTCCCCAATATCAAAATCAGATGCGGAACAGTTACTAATGAGTCGTTCGTGGTGTATTGAAACGGCTAAATTAAATGAAGAATCAATCGTTACAATTTTCGCTACAAACGTAAATAAGTACGATCGTCCTGAGGACGTATCTTTTGGCCCCCTAGTTTTAAATGAGCATTTGCTGACGAATATGATTGATGGGTTGGTAAGATGTATCAATGGCATTCATTTTGACGGGCCATTGTTTATGGATATTTCCAAGCTTAGCTCCGGCTTGCAATCGGAAGGCTTAACTAGTCCAGAGATTTTGAGGAAAATGAGGAGGCTTGGTTCTTAATTGTTTTTGACCATAACTCCATTAATTTAGACCGCTTCTCTAACTGATCCTGCCTCCTATAGGCCGCCTCGGACTTATTCTTAATGGCATGAGCCAACGCAAGCTCCACAGTCTCATTTGGGTAGTCAGTAGTCTCTGCTGCCCAGTCCCTAAATGTCGATCGAAATCCGTGAGGAACGTATTGGGAATATGCTGGCATTCTTTTCATGATGGCTATCAGAGACATATTCGACATACTTTCTTTCTTGTGGTGAATGCTTGGAAAGAGATAGTCATTAATGCGATGCTGAGCAAGGTATTCATAGATTTCAACTGCGCGTGTGCTCAAAGGAACGCGATGCGCCTTACCAGCCTTCATCCTTTCCGCAGGAATAGTCCATACCTTGGTCTTCATATCAAATTCGCTCCACCTCGCATTTAGTACCTCGCTGGTTCGGGTAGCTGTCAGAATTAAAAACTCCAATGCGAGTACTGAAAACCCACTTTTTGTCCTTAATTCCTTAATAAATTCGCCAATTTGCTGAAATGGAAGGGCAGGATGATGGGTCTTTTTCTGGATCTTATTTGCTTTGGGCAATAGGTGGGCTAGAGCGCCTTTTAGGCGGGCTGGATTCTCACCCTTGATGTATTCATGAGCGGTACACCAGTCTAGGATTACTTCAATGCGTTGGCGTACACGGGTTGCAGTTTCAGTACGAACATTCCAAAAGGGACCCTCAATCTCCCCAGACTTCTTTTTAATTTCTTGCTCTAGAAGTTTAGCTATGTGAGCAGTAGTAATTTGATCAACTCTTAAATGCCCAATAAAAGGAATAACAAAGGTCTTAATGGTGCTTTCCCACTGGTCAGCATGCTTAGTATTCTTCCATTCAGCCCGTTTCCCTTTAATGCATAGCTCAGCGGCTTTAGAAAAAGTAATGCTGTTACTGATTGTTTGGATAGCAGAGTTTTTGGTCTTTGCTCTTTCTTCTGCCGGATCTAGCCCATCAATTACCATTTTCCTTAGTTCAAGCACCGTTCTTCTGGCCTCGGCTAAAGAGTGGATTTCTAGGGCGCCCAGGCCCATTTCTCTTCGTTTTTGGAGGGTAGGGCTGGTATAACGAAAGATCCAGCTTCGAGAATGGCCATAAGCCCCTTTTACAACCTGCATGTAAAGGCATTTAGATTCAGGGTCTCGGTGATAACCCGGTGTTGTGACCGAGCTTAATCCTCGTGCTGTAAAGCTGACCTTTCTACTCATAAAAAAACTCTCCGCCCACTTTTTGTACCCACCTCTATACCCACCATCAATGCATAGATTTTAGTGAAGTTGAATGGGTTACCTTGGAGTAGGGTTAACCGTTGAACCCTTATAAATAAAGACTTACAGGGTGATAGTAGAGTTCATTGGAGGGGTAAAAAAGTGACACAGCTTCCGCCAGATTCAATAAAAGAGCCCCAAATAGGGGCTCTTTCTATTTGCCCACACCATGACCCCGCAAGACGCCATCGAGTTACCGTAATTTATGGCGATGAAATCTTGAATTAATCAATATAAACAACAACTTATATTGGAATTTACAGTGGTTATTAGCTTTACAGCTAATTTGGTATTATTGACATATTAAAT